AGTTATATCTATAGCCCTGAGAGATCACACCACAAATAAAGTCATCACATCCTCAGTCGGGATAGGTTCTTATCCCCGAGTTAACATTGTTGAATCTGGTGGAGTAATAAAAATATTTGTATTTTGGATGGGAGGCCTCAAAGCCAAGTTGAGAGTTTATGACCTTGAACTTAATACTGTTACGGCCATCAAGGATCTTAGTTCGGCAACTGCCTCATCGGCCCCAATATCAACTAACCAAGTAGGGAATACAATTCTCTTCATGTACCCTAAAGCCTCATCAAGTGGCCTTATTGTAGGTGATATTGATTATTCTGAAACCATAAACACTATAGACTTTGCTCCAACAAACTCTTATAACAGCGCAGGAGCTTATGGGCTTTCTTGCAAGATATTTGATGGAAACTATTGGCTTGCTTGGATTGACGATGCCGATCAGGTAGTCACCAAGGCCTATCAGTCCGACTTGGCCACAGTGGGGGCAGGCGAAACCATTGTTCAGGAATTCGTCTGGCCGTTAAAGGTTGACTTCACAAAAAATGGAAATGATTTGCATTACTTTGTTGAAACCAAAAACACAGGCCCTTTCATATCGGGAGCTGATTTTAGAAGCATACAAATAGAGAAGAGAACTTTTTCGGGTGGATCTTTTAGTGGGACGGATCGCTGGTTATCTAACAATTGTGCGCTTCAAAGTGAGATTTATTACGACTCGATCAATTCTAAGTTTTATGCACTCCTTGCCTTTGACTCTGATCTTCAAAAAACAAACTTTTTTTGCGAGATAGAACTTACTACTTTAGAAGGTGAAGATGTTGGATACCCGCACGTTATGGCAAAAACCACAAAAGGCTTAGGCATTGGGTATCATGAATTCTATGCACCAACGAAGTTAACTTTTGATTCAAATCTATTCTATATGGCGGCAGAAAAAACCAGGAAATATGTAGCAAACGAAACCACGCTTTACGACTCAAGTGCCATTGAACACCTAACAATTGATATGGACAATTTCAGTCTTCAGTACAATGAGGTGGGAAAAAGTGTTCTGTTGGCGTCTGGGGTTGTCTTGGAGAGTGCTGGCCTTGAGGTATTGGAAAATGGGTTCTTCTTAAACCCCGAAACATTTAAAGTAGAGGAACTTGGAACTTCTGGAAATATAGGTGCCGGAACTAGAGGGTATAAAATTCTTTTTGAATATTACAATTCAAAAGGAGAGTTATCCAGATCAGCTCCAAGTCAAAGCATCTCAATAACTCAAACTGGGGCAAGCAAAAAAAATGAACTAACCTTTATAGTTCCTATTTTTGGGCAAAAAACGCATTCGCGCTGCAAGACCACAATATATAGAACAAAGGACTCTGGTACGGTTTATTATAAGTTAAATCAGTACGAGGAGAGAGGTGCAGATGATCCATTTGACTCCTTCTACCAATACACCGACAACCTATCAGATGCCAGCATTGACAGTAATGAGATCTTATACACTGAAGGCGGGGAAATAGAAAGCGACTCGGCACCACAGGCAGATGCTATTTTCAGTAGCGGCAAGAGGGCCTTTTTAGCAGGGCTTAAAATTTCTAACGAGTTTGCATATTCAAAAATCTCAGAATTTGAAGTTTCTCCATCCTTTTCCGACTTCTACCGCATAGCGATTGACTCAGTTGGCAAAGTAAATGCTGGGGCTTTTATAGATGACAAGGTGATTCTTTTTAAAGACAGGTCTACCTATTATATGGTTGGTGGTGGCCCTAATAATAACGGTCAAAACGACAACTTTAGCCGTCCAGAGGTCATTTCCAGTGATGTTGGGTGTGTTGAAAAACAGTCAATATTGAATCTTCCAGATGGGATTTTGTTTAAATCTGCTAAAGGTTTTTATTTCTTGGATCGCTCTCTTAACGCTCAATATATTGGGAACTCCGTCCACAGTTTTGATGATATTGAAGTCAAAGCGTCAATATTGGTTGAAGAGGCCAATGAGGCAAGGTTTTATCTCGCATCGGGGCACACGCTCGTCTTTCACTATCTTCTGCAAGAGTGGGACGTTTTCACCTATCCGGCAAGCGGAGCGGTAAACATTGACGGGGTGGTAAAATTTCTTCAAGACGGAATCATATATAAGGAAGACTCAAGTTTTACTTATAATGGCGAGTTTTACTCGTTAAAAGTTAAAACCCCGTGGCTAAAGCTAAACACCATGCAGGGCTTTCAAAGAATTTGGCGAGCAATTGTAACCGGAGAGTACAAAAGTCCTCACACACTCACTATGCGCATCTATTTTGATTACGACTCTTCTACTTATGAAGACCACACCATAACCGTAGACAGTCCAGGTCCATATTCTTTAATGGCGCACATAGGTAAGCAGAAATGCTCTGCCATAATGTTTGAAATATTCGATAATCCTACAAGCGGAGGCGAGTCTATGGAGCTTACCACTTTAACTTTAGAGGTTGGGCTTAAGAAAGGAGCCTCCAAGCTTGCAAGTGGGAAGAGGTTTTAATGTCATTGTATGCGGAGTACATTGCCGAGCGTGAGGGCAAGGGAATTGTGGAAAATGACCACGGCTTTGCCACTTATAAAATTAAGGGCGATGAATGCTATCTTGCGGACATCTACATAAGCCCAGAATTTAGAAAAGAAGGGATAGGTGCCGCGTTTGCCGATGAAATCACAAAGAAAGCAAAAGAGAAAGGGTGCAAGTTTCTAACTGGAACAGTCACGCCAAGCCTAGCGGGAGCGTCAACATCGCTTTTAGCACAGTTAAAATATGGCTTTAAACTTCATTCATCTCATGAAGATTTTATAATTTTAAAAAAGGAAATCTAATGGGTGGTAAGAATAGTTTTTTTAGAAAACCCTTTGGTACAGGTGCGGGATCAGTCGCCCAGGCCACAGGGATGGAGTCGCCAGATGTTGAAAAAGCGGAGCTTTCAGGTGCCGACAAAGTAAGGGAAAAGACATTTATTGACAGCATCGAAGGCGATATAGCAGGCGAAAATGAATCACTGGCAGTCGCCCAGTACAAGCAAGCTCAAGAAGACGCTTTAAGAGGCTCCATGGCGCTAGCTAGTTCCACTAAGGGAGTTTCAAATCCGGCGCTTCTTTCGAGAAATATAGCAAACGTCCAAGACAACCAAGGACAAGAATTGGCCCAGCAGTCAGGTCAAATGCGAATGCAAGAACGGCAAAACGCGCTAAACAGTATGAACTCTTACCTGGCAGCCAAACAAGGCGTGGCACTTAATAACGCCCAGATACAAAACCAAGCGAGTGCCTCTCAGACACAGGCAACATCAAATTTCCTTTCGAGCTTAGGGCAAGCTGCCGCTGCTAGCGCCGCATCTGACGAGAAATTAAAAAAGAACATAGAACCATCAAGCGGAGTGGCCAGCGAGAAGGTGGAAGAGTTTTTAAATGCTCTTGATTCATACAACTTTGAGTATAAGGATGAAAAGCATGGACAAGGGGAGAAAACTGGCATTATGGCGCAAGACCTTGAGAAGAGCGAGCTTGGCAAACAGATGGTTAGAGACACGCCCGAGGGCAAGATGGTTGATTTCGGGCAGGGTTTCGCCGCGATCTTAGCAGCTCAAGCAGAGCTTAAAGATCAGTTAGATTCACTTAAAAAGAAAAAGGCCTAATTATGCCCAGACTTGTAGGACAGGACGACAATTTTTTTAAAATCTTAAAGGACGACGGTGAGGTTCTAGACGTTGCCAAGAAGGGACTAGGGCAAAGTAGGACTAACTATTTTAACTCTCTTCCATCCAACGAACCAGAAAATCAAAGCTCCATAAACTCCCAAACCGTCGCGAATATGGACGAAAGAGTTGAGCCAAAAACAGGGCAAGTCCTACAAAACATCAATCAAGCGCCAATGCCGCAAGGCGCTCCGATGGTGGCAGATTTAAATAACGATGTTCGTCTTGTTAGCGGGAACGTCAACCCAGATCCACAGCAAATAAACCCAAATGACTTTGCGATACCTCAACAAGAAGCTCCACAGGCGGCCCAGTCCAATCCCATGCAAGACTTTAAGCAGGCGACAATGGAAGAGGCAAGACTTGGAAGCGAGGGGCAGCAAAGACAAGCAGCGGCCTATGGCGATGTAATGAAAGAGCAGGAGACGGTTGATTCAAGATATGACCAACTCAGAAATGAAGTTGAAGAGCAAAAACTTCAAGCTCAAAAGAACTACCAGGAAGTTTCGGATGAATATTTTAACTCTAAAGAGATAGACCAGGGAAGATATTGGAGCAACGCTTCGACTGGACAAAAGATTTTAGCAGGCATTGGACTTGCTTTCGCATCCCTTAACCCCCAAGCAATGCAAAGTGCTCTTGGATCAATCAACAGGGCGATAGACAGGGATATTGAGGCGCAAAAACTGGAAATACTCAAAAAGAAGGAAAAAATGGGACAGGCCAAAGGGCTTGTGGCGCAATTCCAAAAGAAGTTCGGAAGCCTTGCCGCCGCCGAGCAAGCGGCAAAAATGGCGGCACTTGAAAAAGCAAAGCTAAAAATGGAAATGATAGCTGGCCAAACCAAATCCCAAACCATGCAAGCCAAAGCAAGGCAAGCGATATCTCAAATAGAAATGAGCATGATCGAGCAAAAATCCAAACTGGACAAGGAACTTGAGAAGAAACGCATTGATATTGGCGGATACAAAGGGACTATAAACAACGTACAAGAAGCAAAAGATTTTAGAGAAGCAATGAACAATCTCTCAGGGGCCAAAAATTCAATAAACAGACTTCTTGAGATAAATGAACAAACTGGGAAATCACTAAGTCCAAACACAAGGGCCGAGGCTAAGACGCTGCAAAAGACACTTATTGGCGCCTTGAGGGTTCCAATTGTTGGGCCTGGTGCCATGAGTGAAAAAGAACTTGAGCTATTAAATGATCTAGTCGCCAACCCGACAGACATTTTTGCACTGGACTCCAACAATAAAACAAAACTCAAAACACTTATGCGAACCTTAGAGCAAAAAGCGGATGAACAAGCAAAAAATCTTGGACTAGAGAAATATGAAGGCGTGGGGTTTAAGCCAGAATGAAATTATTAGATGTAAAAAACAACGCCTTAGTTCAAGACTATCAAGACGTTGAAAGAAAGGTCGCTGGCGGCGAATACGCTTTTGAAAAAGGCGCTGAGGTTTCTGTCATTAGTCCAGATGGGACTCGGGGTAGAATTCCCGCTGAGGATGCCGCCAAAGCTTTTTCACAAGGCTTTAAATTTGTTTCTCCTAAACAGATCAAACAAGAAGAAACCGCC